GCGTTTAATAGTAAGCCGGGGAGGGTTTCACGGCAGGAAGCGGCAAAACAAAAACTCGCAGATTCGGAACGCAATTACAAGGCGAGTGCGGCAGGGTTTACAGATGAAATACCAAGTCCACCTAAAGTTGATGCAAAGGCAAGACGCATTCCCGACAGTGAGGACATAAAGAAAAAATTCTCCGAAATCGGAATCAGTTATATTGACCTTCAAGGTTTACCGGATGAAGTAAAGAAAATGATTTTTGAAAAAACAAAAAATGTCGTTGAGCGCTTCCCATTGGCTCGGAAAGCAGTGCCCGGAATTGTAGCTGACTTTGAGATGCCAGACGCTGACTTTGCTAAAACTAACAAGAAAACAGGGGAAATCAGGTTGAATGGAAACTGGTTTGCAAACATCTCGCAGTTTAGAAAATATTTTAACTCCCTTGTCCAGAAAGGAGACTTTCCGGCAGGGACAGACTGTCTTGATAACGTGACGCACGAATTTGGTCACGCAATAGTTCGAAAGCTCGCAGAAAATGGTAAAGTTGATAAATTTTGCGCTGGACTCCAAGACTATGTTCTGGTAAAATTAAAGAAAGATATTGCCGATATTGGAACAGGGCTTTCTAAAAATGCCTTGGAATGTCCGGCAGAATTTGTTGCTGATGGTTTCAATGAATTTGTAAACGTGGTGTCGGCACGAAAAATGGCAAAAGAACTTGGCAGGGCTTTAATCTATCTTTTGGGAGCAAAAAAATGGTGAGAGTACAAAGTTGGTGGCATTCTAAATATCTTGAACCCGGAACTATAAAGATAAAAGACGGCACGCCCGCCGATGAACGTCGTAAACTTGAAACCGCTATTGCAACATGGCAATCTCCGCCTGTAGAAAACCCAATGACAGCGCAAGATATTGCAAAACTTATGGGCGAAAAACTTTAATTTTTTAATAAAGATTGACTGCTTTTTTATTACACTATATGCAAAGTCTTTACATTCTCTATCCCTATAAATTCCGCTAAATTCCTCAAATTCCCGTCTATTCTCTTGCATTTATAAATCTATTCTCTGCTGTGATGAGTAAGGCAAGGTTTGGCGGGGCAATCTATTTTAATTCTTAAGGAGTGGTTTATGAAAGGGATTTATTCATGGAAAACAGGCAGTCATTGTAAAGGTGACGCCTCTAAAGTCGGCGCGGAATTGGAAACAATAGGCGAACAGGTAACGCCTGAAAATGTTGTCGCTTTTGCCGCGAAACATAAAAAGTCGGAATTGCACGGCGAGTTTGAATGGGACAATGAAACCGCAGGTCATTTACACCGCCTTAATCAGGCGAGGCATTTACTGGCTTGCATTATCATTGAACGGGAAGTGCAAACGCCTAAAGGGAAAAAAGAAGTCGTTATTACAAGGGCTTATGAAAATGTGAAAGTGGCGGATAATGACGAAACTGAAAAGCGCGTGTATGTGCCGATTGACGTTGCATTGACCGTACCCGAACATAGGGACTTTGTAATCAGCGGCATTTTCAAGGCTATTCAAGACTTGCAAGACAAGGCGCGTGTATATGACGGCTATTTGAAAAATCCAGTCAAGTTTAATACCGGGCTTAATACGGCGTTAAAAGCGGTTTGACTATATGGCAGATATTGTTAAATAAAACGTATCTGCCATATTTTCTTTATGACAATTTATGAAGTATTAGCCAAATTCGGGCAGAGGACGGACAGGCTTAATAAAACGCCTTTTACTTTTGACTTTGACGCAATAGCCGAAGCGAGAAACGAATACAACAAGTTTGTGGAGGAATGGCAAAATTACTATAACGGCACGGTAACTGACATTCATTCCTACAAAAGATTTAACGGCATAAGAACCCATGACGTTAAAAGACGCTCCATGAGATTAGCAAAACAGATAACCAAAAAATGGGCGGCCACCCTTTTTAGCGAGGCTTTTCAAGTTACGCTGAAAGATGATGACGAAACGGAGAAATTCAACAAACTTGCTAAGGCGGTGGGGTTCAGGGCGAAACTTAACAACGCCGCCATATCGGGTTACGCTCTGGGGACTTCGGTACTTTTGGCGAGCGCGGACATAATCAAAACGGGCGAAAAGACAAGCGGGGGGAAAGTAAAGTTAGACCTTATCCGTTATCCCAACATCTACCCCATATCCTACACCCAGGACGAGGTTTTAACCGTGGCTTTTGTAAGGACTGAAAAATCAAAAGACGCTGAAAAGTTTTATATAAGCATACACACCGTGGGAGACAAAACGACGATTGAGAACACGATAGCGACCGTTAAAAATAACGAGGTTACATGGGAAGACTTGCCGCTGGTGGAAATGCTGACTTCCCCTTTCGCTTGGATTAAGCCCAACACGTTAAACGACTACTCCGAAACCCTGCCTTTCGGCCAATCAATTTTCGCCGACGCTCTAGCCCCCATTGTTGACGTTGATCTTGCCGCCGCAGGATTAAGGCGGGACTTGAAAGAGGGCGATCAGGTTACGTTCATTGGGCGGGATTTGTTACTGGAAAAAATGAAGGGGGACGACGGGGAGACGGAGAGAATATTCGACAATTCCGAAGGCCAGTTTTTCGCCATTCCCCAAGACAACCTAAACAACGGCGAAAAGAAAAAACAGCTTTTTGAACAGCACACTCCCGAAATAAGAACCCAGCAATTCACGCAGGCGATTAAAGACTCGTTAAATTGGGCTTCCGTCAATTCAGGGCTGGGCAAAGACTCCCTAGACATACAGCCGATGGCGACCGCGACACAGGTGGTTCATTCGTCGGCAGAAAAAATGCAAAACAAGTCATTGCACGAAGCCTATCTTGAGGGCGAGATTATAAAACTGGTCAAGGCGTTATGTGAACTTTCTACGACGGTGTTAAACCCGATAGACGCGAGCGAAGTAAGCATTGTTTGGGAAGATTCCGTGATAGTTGACACCGCCGAGCAGAAAAAACTGGCGATGATGGAAGTGGACAACGGCTTAATATCAAAAGAGGAATACCGCATGAAGTTTTACGGGGAAACGCCGGAACAGGCGCAAGAGAAGATAGCGGGGATTGGTGAAACATCGGACGGTTTTAATTTTGAGGGCGAGAATGAATAAATATGGGGAGAAAATGAAACACGTTTATCACGTTTGCTGTCAATTTATTAAATCAGAAAAATCTGCCTATTTGGATACAGTTTTCACATCGGAAAAAAGAATTGATTGTAATAACTATGACAGTGTAAAGCAACAAATATGGGATAAATCGCCGGATAACATCCATGAAAACTTTGAAAAAATCAACATGAGCATAATATCATTGTCGTATTTACACGCAGAGGCATAAAATGCCCCCACAAACTAACATTGAACAATCAAGCGACGCAATCCAAAACCGCCTGACCTCCGTAGAGCTTTACGCTATGACTATAGCGGGTCAAAGGTTAGCCAAGATTTACGGCAAGGAAGATTTAACCACTTATCTCTACTCCGCCGAAGCGTTATCCGACAGCCAAACCGATTTGCGGAAAATCGAGAAAGCCCTTAATAAAGCCCACCGTGAAAATCTAGCCGAGATGAATTCCCTTTTCAAAACCGTTACCGCCGAAGTCTATACTTCAGGTCAGGAAATGGCGGAGCATAAAAACACCCGATTATCACCATTGACCAGTTACCGCCAAGAGGCAAGCCCGCTGTTGAGGCAGGCGGTCAGGGATTACGAGGTAATGTCTAGATCAACGACATTAAACAGCGACTATAAAAAAACTATTAGGCAATACGTCAACAGGCTTGTAATTGGCGATGAAGACAACGCGCCTACCGCTTTAAGAAAAGCCGTGAAAGAATTGACGGCGCAGGGCATATCGACCATTGACTATGAATCTGGGCGCAGTGTTCGCATGGATACGGCTGTTAGAAACAGTTTGATGACCGAGTATACAAATATAGTCCAGCAGGTACAAAACAAGGTAGGGCAAGAGATCGGGGCGGACGCTGTTGAAATATCAGGACACCAGCATAGCGCAGAGGATCACGAACCGATACAAGGCAGGATTTTTACGCTGGAAGAATTTGAGAAACTTCAAAACGGAGAGGAAGCGAGGGACGTTGACTTTGAAAAATACGAGGCGGGGGAAGCGGATTATTTAGGCGAGACTTTCCAGACCGACCGACCGATAGGTATGTGGAATTGCCGCCATATTTGGTTCCCGTTTATTTTAGGCGTTTCAATACCGTCTTTCTCAAAAGACGAACTGGAAGCTATGCAAGACCGCAATGAGGACGGCATAGACTTTAAGGGCGAGCATTACACGCTGTATGAAGGCGAACAAGCCCAAAGAAAACTGGAAGCGCAAATGCGAGCCGAGCGGGAAAACCTTAATTTATATAAAGAGGTCAGGGAAACAAGCCCGCAGGCGGAGCATGACTACCAAAAAAGTAAGGCAAGATTAGCCGAGTTAAGGAATGAGTACAAAGAATTAGGGGCGGCGTTAGAACCAAAAGCGATAAGAATGAAGTGGGACAGGGCAAGCGTGCCGAAGGGGTCTACAGGCGGGGCGGTTTTACCTAACGCGCCCAATTCCCCCAACTCGCCAGAAATCAGAGACGGCTGGTCTCCTAATTTTCAAGAGAAAATTGACAGAATCAGAAATTATAACAGTCCGCATAATGTAGACACCGACCTATTAGACGCAATAGCAAGACAAGAGGGATATAAGAGCGGGCAGGAATTTACCGCTTCGGTTAATGGTTATATTAAAGAAAATCAAGTTATGATGAGATTTGATAATAATTTGTTGGATAATTTAAAATATTGGGCAGACGATCCAGTAATAAAAAATAAATTTGAGACGGTCTTTCCGCAAGCCAAGATGGATAATATAGACGACAGATATATAAATTTAAATACTTCGTCATGGAATAGGGACTATCTAAAAGCAAGATTAACATGGGAAAACAAAATAGCCGGAGAGGATATAAATTTTCCTACAAGGGAACGCCCTGTTTACGGGTTTGTGGGAAACAGATTGGATATTCAAAATAACACGGCGCGTGAATACGGCGAATCTTTTTTGGTATTCAAGGAAACGGTAAAAGCGCGTTCAACATTTATGCTTGATAACAGCAGTAATCCGATAGGCGCGTTTACAAATGATGTTTCTGCAATGTTTAATAAAGGGCGTTCTATCAGCAACGCCGCCGCCGAAGTGGGCATATACAATTCACGCCTTATATTAAACCATAGCGGGGAAAAATACATGGAAGCGCAAATTTGGGGAAGCGCCGATATTAGGAAAGACGTGGAAAAAATAGTTTTAGGCAAAAAAGACCTTGACTTTGTAAGGAAAAATGAAGTATTATTAAATAAATTGAAGTCCAAAATCGGAAATGTGCCTATAGAGGATATGGCGGGCAACAGATTATGAACATACTGGCGGAAAACAGCGAATTTAACATCATGGAAGACGATGATAATTGGATTATCGTCTGGAAAGAAAACGGTAAGGAGTTAAAACGCTATTCCAAAAAAAAAGAGCCGATGTACCCCATTGCGGCAGTGGCAAAATGGGGCTATACCCCCGTAGACACCGTAAGAATGAATGAATTATTAAAGACCGCTTAATCCAAACAAGCCCTTTACAGAGCCGTCCTTCGGGGCGGCTTTTTTATGCCCTAAATATCGTTTAACCCACACTACTCCCTTAAACTGCCCCTAGCGCGGTTTTAGAGTGCCTTCGGGCAAGGGTATCATCTCCCTATCCTGCTCTAAAGCCGCGTTTTTTTCTTAAAAGACTTGACAAGTTAAATTATTTTTCCGCTGATATTGTTTAATTTTTTGCATTTGTTACTTTGTATTTGTTGAGCGTGAACAACGATTAAAAACACGCATTGTTGAACAGGCAACATATAAAAACCTGAATTGCCCTCTATGGCGTTAAAACTGGAAGGAGTGATTATGGATTTTCTAAAGGAACTTTTTGAGACTGAGGAGGCGTTTAATAATTTCGTTAAAAAGGTGAAGGAAAAGGGGCTTAATTTAGCCGACCTGTCAAAAGGCGAGTATGTGAGCAAGGGTAAGCATGAAAGCGAAGCCAAGAAACTACAGGCCGACATGGAGGCGAAAATAAAAGCCCTGACCGACGAATTCGCCAAAAAGGAAGCCGACTATAAGGCGCAGGCCGACAAATCGACCGCTACCTTGACCGAAGGCGAAAAGGCGGCGAAGGCGTTGCAGGATCAGCTTGCGAAGTTTGAAAAGGAACAGGAAAAGGCGAAAAAAGAGATTGAGAAGCTCCAAGCCGACAACGAGGCGGCGAAGAGGGAAAGCGTAACCGCTACTCATAGGGCATTGTATATCGAGGCGGGGGGAAAGTCAAAGAACGTATTGCGGGACATTGATTTTCTTTCCAAGCAGGTTAACGACGACGTTACTTTTGAAGCCGCCCTTGAATCCTACAAAAAAGAAAATCCCGAATTATTCAAAGAAGAAAAGACGGAGGTAATATCCACCTCCCTTGACGTAAAAGGCGGTCAAAAGCCTACCAGTGAGGAACAGGCTGAAATAGACCGCGTAAGGTCTAACGTAGGATTAGACAAAAAAACCTAATAGGAGTTATTTATGCCAAATACAATTATTCCGGCGAAAGAATATCAGAGGATAATCCTTGATATTTACGAAATCGACAGTCTGACCAAACAGCTTGACAGCCAAACGAGGCAGTTGCCTGTCGGACAGGGAAACCCCAACGAGATTTTGATTAAAAAAGTCAAAACGTCGAGTTTGGGCGACTATGTGAGGGACGGCGGCTTTAAGTCCGGCACCGTCAATATCGGGTGGGAAACCATCAAACTTGAACAGGACAGGGGCGTTAAATTCCTGCTCGACCGCGTGGACAGCATTGAAACGCTTAACACCACAATCGGCGACGTGGTTGCGGACTTTACAAGGCGGCACATGACCCCCGAAATTGACGCTTTCCGCTTCGCGAGGTACGCCGCGAACGCGGGAACTAAAAAGACAGTCATTCCCACGGTGGACAATATTCTTCCTGAGATTGATCTGGCGACCGCCACCCTGAGCAACAAAAAAGTCCCCGTAGCGGGCAGGGTGTTGTTTGTAAACCAGCTTTTACAGCCGATACTCAACGCCGCCTTAAAGAGAATGTGGGGCAACGACGCGATGATCAACACCAACACGGTAAGATACAACGGCATGGACATCGTATACGTCCCGTCCGACCGTTTCTACAACGGCATTGTGTTGCAGGGCGATTCGGGAGACGCGGGATTCATTCCCGATGTTGGCGCGAAGAAAGTGAACTTCATCATGGGCGACCCCAAAGCCATTTGGCAAGCCGTGAAAGTCAACGTGCCGAAATTCCTGTCGGCGGACGACCCCGCCAACGAGATTGACAGCCACAGGTTCAACCTCCGCATTTTCCATGATGCGGGAGTTATTGACTATAACAAAGACGGCATTTACGCCAACGAAGGTGAGGCGGCTTAATGGAACAGGCGAAAGAACAGGCAAAGCCTGAAACCAAACCCGAAAAACCCGAAGTAAAATCGGAAAAGCCCGCAAAGGGCGAAGGCGTGAAAGTTACCAAAGGCGGGATCAGCAAGTATGTTGATCCCTCCCAAGTGGCGGCTTACAAAGCCAACGGCTGGAAATAGAGATAGGGGGCGCAAGCCCCCTGTTTTAAGGATTGAGTATGTACCTTCAATTCACCGAATACCAATCGCTGGGCGGCGATTTAGAACAGCCGGAATTTAACCGCCAAGAATTCGCCGCCAGAAAAGAAATTGACTTTTACACGTTTAACAGGTTACGGGAGATTGATCCCATACCGGAGAATTTGAAAATGTGCGTATTGGAATTGATACAGCGCGGCTTTTGCGGTTCCCTTGACGGCCAGGACTTCATATCGCAGGGCAGCGGAAAATTATCAGGGACTAAAGAATCAATAAAAGGCAGGGCGGCGGAATTGATCCGCAAGTACCTTGACGGGATGACGGTTAACGGGGTTCCCGTATTTTACGCGGGGAACGCATGAAACCGGAAACCCTTAATATTCTGGGCATACCCTACAAAATAAGGTATGTCGATAAACTTACAGACGTAACCAAAAATGACAGGACTACCGGAGTAATCGGGGAGATTGATTATGTAGACAAAATAATCAGTATCTATGACAACGGCAGATCAATAAACGATATATGGGAAACCATCATACATGAAGTCATACACGGGATAGCCGAATCATTGTACATAAAGCCGTTAATTGGGGAAGAAAACGAAACCGCCGTAGATTTATTGGGGTTGGCGTTAAGCGATTTTCTTTTCAGAAATGATTTATTTAAGGCTGGGAATTAAAAATGACTTTGGCAAAACACGTCTTGACCGTTTATAACAAATACGCGAAGTTGCCCGACAATTGGCAGGGCGGCGTTCCCCCGTCCAATATAGAGGCGTGGAACAGAACCGTTATAAAATTCGGACAATGGGAAGATTCAACGGATAAAAACGCGGACACCGGAGGAAAGAATTTTATTGACAAGCATATATCAATTATTATCCCAAAAACAGCTAACGCGGGCGGCAAGAAATACGTCAAGCCTCTTGAATGGGCATCCCCTTTTAATACGGCATGGACTTTAAACGTGGGCGCGATAATAGCTTTTGGGGAGGCTCCGGAAATTACAGGCGCGTACACGATGGCGGCCATGAAAGCTAACTTTAAGAATTGTGAAATTCGGGCAATAGAGGATTTAACGGATCAGCCGATTATGCCGCATTTTGAAATTTTGGGGGTATAAAATGAGCGACACATTATCCCAAGATGAAATAAACGAATTGCTAACCGAAACCGAAGCGGAAGCGTTTGACAGAAAAAGGCGGTGGGTACTGGAAAACATCGAATATATAAAAACTTTTAGTTACGACAAATACGAAGACCAATTACATCTTGACACCCTAACTAATTTAATAAAACTTATGAAAAATTATCATGGAGCGCAAAAATGTCCGTTTATGTAAGCATAGTAACATGGCTTAATTCCATACTGCTGGAATTAAAAGACGAATTCCCCCACCCGTTCACGATTATCGACCTAGAAAAAATCCCCCTGCCCTCCGACTACCCCCAGATAGACTTCCAAGCCGCAGGGTTATTTTCAAGCCCCAACGACTTGACGACAGAGCTAATGGGCGGACAGGTAAAACATACTGATTTTAAAAGTTTTTATTTGCGCAGACCATTCAAGGAATTTTCCTCTAGGCTGGAAAATGAAAACTTTTTTGAAAAGCTGGCGAAAAAAATCCATGAGCGGAATTTAGACAGTAATTTTCCGCATGACGGCAGATGGTGGAGCGCGATAAAAATCAACGCAGGAACATATCCGGCGCAGAGAGACGAAGCCTCATTATTTGCCGACTATTTAATTCCGTTAAAGTTAATTTATCTTGACGGTTAATATAGCAGAAAACCGCCTTTTTACCTCAAAACTACTATACAACCATTAAGTAAAACCTCAAAAAATCTGTAAAAAAAATGAAAATATTTTCTCCAAAACGCTTGACAAACCTATCATGTTGGGTTATTATTATAATATAAGGATTAAATAAAATCCTTAAATAAAACGACCTGCTGGCAGGTAAGTATACCAGACAAGAAAATGGAAAAGATTATCGAGGCAAAATCAGAAAAACAAAAAGCCTATGCCGTTGACATGATCAACAGCATGGAAGCGCGTTACAACAGCCGTATCAATGAGGCGAAAAAGAGAATAGAGGAAGGCAGTTATGAGAAAGGAAACGGCTGGTATTCAAAAAGATTTTTTGTAGAACTGGCGACCTTTTACATTACGGATGCGGCGGTAAGGCGGCAACAACTTGACAGACTGGATGACGCAGGCGAGATCATTAATTTTGTCAAAAACATAAATTTTGACGCGCTGGACGCTGAGGCGCGGACAAAATGCGGAAAAGAATAAGGAGCGAAAACATGAAAAAATTCAACATGAAAATCTGTCCGTGGAAAGACGGACAAGGTTGGCAGGAACATTGTATCGCGGACAGGCAAGCGGACACAATCGCCGACTTATTCGTACAGCTTAACCGCCTACAATTAGACATGGACTGCGGCGACGGCAACGATTACAGCGTGGATATTTACAACAGCAAAATTAAAATCGTTGAATTTTGGCTGTCTGAATATTTACAGAACGGCGTTGAAATTGACGGCGTTAAGTACGGCATAGAAACAAAGACAGAAAAAGAGAAATTTTTTGACTGGCTTGATGGACTGGTAAAAGAAGAATGTAAAACCGACAAATTCCGTGAAGCGTCATGGAGCGAAGCGCAAGAAAAAGACGCTTGCGGCATGAGCTTTGAATTAAGCGCGCGGCACACCTTATCAGGCAGACCGTACTCATACCGACTGTCATAATAGGAGCGGCTTTATAATGCTTTTTAGAAAAATGACCATTAAGAATTGCATTGACGGTCTATATAATCTTGACGGTTATCTAATGCGTAAGAGGCGGCAAAAAAGCAGACCGCTTACAGACAAGTCGGCTGATATTCGTAATGGATATATAAAAAATTACATTATCCCTTTATGGGGAAACTTGAGCATAAAAGAATTAACGGTAAAAAAAATTGATGACGGTCTTTTAAGCCTTATGTCGGTGCGGAGCGGCAAGGATTTGTCAGGTACGGCAAAAAATACAATCCTTCTTATATTGGACAGTATGTTTTCAATCGCCATAGAAAACGGCGTGACGGAAAACAATCCGGCAAAGTCCGTAATGCGCTTTTCGCAAGCCGTCCGCAACCAGCGCGGGGCGATTCCAAAAGACGAAATGAGGCTATTGTTTCCGGCATCGCATGACAGGCTTGTTAAAATATGGCGCAAACAGATTTATGCGGCAGCCTATCTTGTCCTTCGTGATACCGGCTTGCGCCCGGGGGAACTTCGGGCTTTACAATGGGGCGACTGGTATCCAGAATTAAAATTCTTTCCGATTACGAAAGCTATTGAAAGCGGCAAGCGGGACAAGATAAAAGGAACTAAAACAGGCTCTGTTAAACCTGCGGTAGTCAGCGAACAAACGGCGGCGGAGTTGGAAATTTTACGGAAAAGCGTCAAAGACTATGCGCCCGAAAAATTTATATTTGCGGACAGGAGCGGACTGCCGTTTACAATTTGGACTATCGCCTATAATTTTAAGGCTGGGGTTTTTAGGGCGGGGCTGGATAAGCCGTATTCCCCGTACTGGTTAAGGCACACGTTTAATACGCGGATGTTGGATATTCTCCCAGACGAGACTGTGCGCCTTTTAATGGGACACGCAACCGAAGCCATGACGCGGCATTACAGACACCCTGATATTGAATCGCTTAAACAAGAGGCGATAAAAATTCAAAAGGTGCTAAAAAGGAAAAACACATGACAAAAACCATTATAATATGATATAATAAACCATGCCCGATTTTCCTAAAACAGAAAGAATAGAAATCCGCCTGCGTCAAGATTTAGCTGACCGCTTGCCAAAAGAGAAAGGCAAGAAAAACGCTTTTATTAACCAAGCTGTAGAACATGAACTGGATGGCCCGGAATGGTTAAGCCGAGCCGGAAGAACGATCACTCCGGCAAAGTCTGCCGCTGCGCGGGAAAACGGCAAGAAGGGCGGAAGACCTAAAAAACAAAAAGACTGATTATCTCTTTATATTGTTAAATTAAACCATTTCTTTACCCTTATCTTTAATCAATCATTAGATTGAAATTCCATTGCAATAGGAGTAATTATTATGAGTAAAATTTGGAACGCGGACTTTGCCAAAGTAGTCCCCGAAGGCGCGGCGGGAAATCAAGCGCAGTTGGGCATTTTCTACAGGGACTTTAAGGGGCTTATTAAGAGGCTTACTCAGGCGGAGGGGAATGAAAGAAGCCTTAACCCCGAAGAGAAAGAGACAAACCCCATCGGGCAGGAAGCCCCGTCAACGGTTATCAGAAGCTACAGCATGGCTTTTGATAAAGACGTGATTATCGAGAAGGGGGAGGAAAACTACGAATTCTTCTCGGAGTTTGCCCGCCTCCGTCCGACAGGCAAAAACGCCGTATTGGAAACCTACCTTGTGGACTTCCGGAAAGAAGAGGCGGGAGAAAAACACAACAGGTATTACGCCGAAAAAATGGACGCGACCGTTACGGTCAACACCATCAATGAAACTGACGGGATTATATCCGTCCATTTCGCGCAAGACGGCGATTTGACAATCGGCGTTATGGAAAGAACGGATACCAGCGTTGTTGACGATCCGTCCACCTTCACTTACGGCTTCACTTCATCGGAACAGATCGCCGTTACTGGCATTACCACCAGCCTTGACGAGGTTGAAATCTCCGCAGGCGAACAGGCGAGGGCGGCGGTGTCTTTCTCCCCTCTGGGCTGTCCGTATGACTTCAAAGTGGAGAGCGACAGCGATGCGGTGGCGGTGAGCAGGTGGAACCAGTCCGTTGACATCAAAGGGCGCAAGGCTGGGACGGCGACCGTTACCATAACGAGCGTATCTAACCCGACAATCAAAGCCGATATTGAGGTTACGGTCAGTTGATCCCCCTCGACAAGGCGGACAGGTCAAGGCAATCCAGTATATGGGTGGACGGGAATGAACACTTAATTCACACCGCCTTCCCATACTGGATAGGCTTCGGCAAAAAACTTGAAACCCTGACGGAATTTCCCATTAACCAATTAACGCCGTATTTTAAGATTATTAAAGACGGCGATAAAGAGTACGGGCTTCCCGAAAACTGGAATTCCGCCTATGAGGAATTAGTCAAGTTTTACGTCAACAAACAGCCGCTTCCTAAAGACACGGGCAAGGAAAACAAAAAGCTGATTGACTGGGACGTTGACTCAGAGAGAATTTACTGCGCCTTTTTGGAGCGGTATAATATCAACCTGATTACTACCGATCTTCATTGGCACGACTTTTTAGCCTTATATCATAATTTATTCTGGACGCTTAAAGACGTGATAGGGGCAAGGCAGTACGAGAAACCCACTAAAAAAACCACCAAGCAGATAGAGGCGGAAACCGAGCAGAGGGAGCTTCAAAACAGGTATATGTGGGAACTGGAAACGGAAAAGAAAGAAGCGTTTAAGATGAGGTGATTATATATTCCTTATTGCAGTCAGGACAGGCGTATTTTTTCCGCCCCGCCTTGTTAAGTGGAATAAGTTTTGAAGTGGAAGCATAACAATCGGCGCAGAAAATCCCTTTTTTGTCGTCCGATACGGTATATAAATAACCATTAGGAGATGTGAATATGGGCAGACCGCCGGTAAAAACAGTATTTTTTTCCATCATTGCTTTTCTTCTATGCGCTTTAACAGCCAATGCTATAGTTTTCTTTATTTTGGGAAAATTATTAAACATTATTTCTATCACGCGCACTAATACAGCCGTTATAGCCGCCGTAATTATTGTTTCAACCATAGAATATGCTTATGAAAATATAATCGGCATAAAAAAGACAAAAGATAAATTACAAAATTCGCCGATAGAAGCGGATATGGTAGGTCAAGACATATATGGGGAGTATATAAAGAGAGCCGACCGTCATATAGAAAAAATTCACAAAGCGTTAGCCCGCGCGGATTATGCCCATTCCCCTTTTATTTCTCCCTATGTGGACGAATACGGCATAGTCTGGTTTAACGTATCGGTCGCATGGGACAAACTAAGCGAAGTCAAGAAACGGATTAGGGAAGGCTTGCCCGACACGACGATAGAACAAAGGCTGGACGTTGAATAAATCTTGTTTAATCCCCTTTATCCGTTACCCTTAAATTATGACCAAAGCCAAAGGAACGGTTAAAGTAAAGATCAACACAAAGATAAGGGATAAATTACTGGCTTCGTACAATAAGGGTGGTGCTCTACAGAAATTTATTGATATGTCCGTTGCTAGGCACTCTGATTTTTACGCGCCTTCGGATACTACCGCTTTAAGGAAAAGCGTTTTTGCAAATACCACTTTTGGCAGTGGGGAATTAATCTATACAGTTTATGGCAACCCCGCCCCCGGACGCAACACATGGAATGATGACACTTCACTCTTTCAAGACCGACCGACTAGGGGATCGAGGTGGGTGGAGAGGTGGTGGAACGGCGGCGGTCGGGAAACTTTGATAGAAGAAATCAAAAGGTTTATTGATAGGTTTAAATAATTCTCATTATTATTTTAATCCCACAAAAATTCAGTTGAGCCGCAATATGGGCATTTTTCCAAATTCGCACCTATTCTCTTGGAACATTGCTTGCATTTTTTGGTCTGGCTTTCCGTGGAACTGTTTGTATTAACCGTGGGCGTGGGATTTACTGGGCGCGTATCCTCTTTTCTCAGGGAGTCTTTAAGGGAATAAATGGACGAATTTAATTCTTCAAAATGCCTTTTGATTGATATTAGAATAACCCCGCCCAAAATAAGAACGACGCTGATTAAAAAGCCCAAGTATTGGACGGTTTGATGAAAAGCCGATTCCGTCTTCATCGTCATGTTTACGATAACGAAAATAGCCCCTAAAATTATAGAAATAATGCCTATTATCATATTTTACCTCTTTTTTAATTATAATCATTAAAAATACGGCGGTCAATAATCAAAATATTGTTTAATTCCCCAGTTTTAATATGATTTTGTCATGTCTGGACAAATAAACAATGTAATAGAAATGATTGATACGGTTGAACAAGCCAACGCCCAATTAGACAAAATAAACGAGGCGTGGGACAAATACAACCAGTTAAAAATTGACATACTTTCAGCGGGAAAAACTAACCCTTATATGAACGAACGGGACATAAGGCAGGTGTTAAAATACGTTGACAATTTCAAGTCCGAATTCGGCAATATTTTATTAATTGAATCGGCTATTTATTTAATAAACCAAAACAGGACGCAAGAGCAAATTATCAAAATTATAAAAGCCGCTTATCTAATGGCTGAAAAAAAATTATCCGACTATTTGACGGCGGTCAAAATATTGGACGCTACTTTAAGCGGTATAAATTCGCTTAAAGCCATGCCGGAATTAAGCGGTCTTTCAGTGGTAGAACTGGCTGGCGGGAAAGCGATAGAAATTATTGAAAATATGTTAGGGGCAAATAATGGCTGATAATGTTTATGACGTAGGAATAGGAACATCAGTAGACAACAACGGCTTAAAAAAGGATTTAAACAAAGCCGAGAAAAATATAAAAGACTTCGCTGGCAAGGCTGGCAAGGCGTTATCAGGGATTGACTTTTCAAAAATAATGGGAGTGGCTGGCGGGGCTATCGCCGTGGCTGGCATAAAGCGGATAGTGGGCGCGTTAAACGAATGGGGCGCGGTGGCGGCTGAACACCAGAGAACGATTGAAAAACTGGACGTGGTTGTAAAAGCCTCCGGCGCGGCGGCGTGGACTAGCTCAAAACAGCTTCAGCAATTAGCGACGGAACAATCCAACGCGACGGGGAAAGCGAGGGACGAAATAGTCCAAATGCAGACCGTAATGCTGGGGTTTAATAATATAACCCAAGACGTATTTAAGGACGCGACTACGGCAGCTATGGGAATGGCCGCCGTAATGGGCAGCGACTTAAAAAGCGCGGCAAACACTTTAGGCAAAGCCCTTGACGTGCCCTCACAGGGATTATCCGCATTAACAAAACAGGGATTTAGATTTACCGAACAGCAAAAAGCGATGGTAGTAGAACTTGAAAGGCAAGGCAAAATACAAGAGGCGCAAAGGGTCATATTAAACAGCGTCCAGTCCGCTTACGGGGACGCTGCGGTTACGCAGGACAAATCGCTTAAAGCGCAAACGGCGTATAACAACGCGATGACCGATTTTAAGATCATTATCGGCACTGGTTGGAATAAAGCCATAGCGGGATTAAAGCAGGGAATGGCTGAGGCTGTTCAAGCGATAGTGGACGCTAACAATAAAATACAGGCAACAAAAGCGGCACAAGCCGAAGTACATAAACTTACAGAGGAACAACAACAAAGAATAAACGAATTACAGAAAAGATCGCTGGAGTTACAAAAGCAAGCGGCTTCGGCGACGGGAGAAAAGTTTAATTTATTAAAAATTGAATATGAAGAAATTGAACGGCAAATAAAAATAATTCAAGATGAAGCCGTGGCAATGAATAAATATACAAGGGCTAATTTATTTTTAGTAGAAGAACAGTTAAAGGCGTATCAAAAAGAAGCTGACAGATTAAAAGGATTGAAAAAAGAAGCTAAAGACACAGGCGAGGCATGGAGCGCGGCGGAAGAAGGGCGATTAAGACGCGCCGTTGATTTATATAACGAACAGAGAAAATTATATAATGAAGTGCGACATGAAGTGGAATTAAGAGAGGGCAATGCCGCCGCTGTTGCCGCCGCCGAAGCCGCCACCGCGAAACAGGCGGGGGACAGGGCGACAATTAATTCTTTAATGGACGCTTACAACGCGAAACTTCAACAGCAAATAAACGAGATAAAAGAACTTGCAAAATTAAAGGGAATTGACGTTGACAGCCTAGAGGTACAAAACCAAATTCTTGACGTGCAAATATCCGCGTATAGGGAACTGGTAAACACTTCCAACGGGCTGATAAAAAACGAATTAAGCATTGAACAGGCTATTATCAAGACTGGCGAAAGATTGAAAGAGAGAGCCGCCATTGAAAAACGCACCGATGAAGAGCGCAAAAAAGCCCTGTCCGATCTTTCCAAGCTACAGGAAGAAACCCAGTCCAAACTCAATAAAATTCTTGAGGACGCGCAAGCCGAAGCGGACAAACTTTATGACACCCGAAAAGAACAAGCCCATCAAGACGAATTGGTAAAATTAAGAAAAAAGGCCGATTTGGAAGCGTGGGTTTTTTCAACCAAATCAGCCAAAGCCGCCATGGAACTTGAACGGGAATACAGGGAACGGCAAAGACAAATAGAATACGACAATCAAATCGCGGATATTACCAATAACGTAATCCTGCAAAAAGAAAGGCTCGCGAAAATAAGGGACGCGGAAATTGAAGCCGCTGGGAACAATAAAACGCTTAAAGAGGAAATTAAGAAAAAATATAACGACGAAATACTGAGGCTTGACGATGATCTTAACCTTGCAAGAAAGCAACTGGACGCTAATTTTCAAGAGCAAAAAAGACAGGCCGAAAAAGAAACCGTAAAAGCAATCGAGCAAGCCCATGTAGAAATGTATCAAAGACTACTGTCCGCCGCGCAAGAATACCTAAACGCCGCCTCTTCAATCGCTTCTTCAATCTCCACTATCTGGACTAACAACATAGACTATGAAACCAACGAAAAACTGAAAGCCAACGATAAACTTATTCAGAGTGATGAGGAACGGGCGGCCGCCGAAAAAAAGATTAACATCGAGGCGGCTTATGAGAGGTACAAAGCCGAGCTTTTCGCGTGGGCTACAAACGTAACTTTAGCAACGGCGCAGGCGGCAATGGCCGTGCTAAACGCCTTAAATTCCCAGCCCTTCCTTCCAATGGGGCCTGTTATGGCGGCACTGGCGACGACTATGGGGGCTATGCAGGTAGCCGCCGTAATATCGGCAAGACCGAAACCGCCCCGCTTCCACACTGGCGGTGTGGTAGAGGGTACGGGAGAAAAATCAGCGGTATTAAAAGGCGGCGAAGTAGTCCAGACGCAGAGGCAGTTCCAGAATACCATGCAAGCCATTAATAATTTAGCGCATAACGGATCGGGCGGCGGGGTGCAGATGAACGTCAAAGTGGAAAACAACGCCTCAAACAAAGTGAAAGCCGAGCCGCATATGACTGCGGACGGGTTGAAACTCGTCATCACCGAGACGGTAAACGAGGGTTTTGGCAACGGAAGTTTTGACATGGGAATAGCCCGGCAGCAGACCGGCCGGAGGGGGAACGTGTTTATATGACGATAAACTGGAACCCTTTAGTAAACGCTAAATTCAGCCTTGAGGACAATTTCAGTTTACAAGACGGTTTTATAGAAGAATTAGTTTTTACGTCTGGAAAAAAAAGGACATGGCTTAGAAATTCTTATGTCCCTAAAATATTTCCTTCGTTAAGCCTTTTGCTTGACAATAAAACCCAACTGGAAAACGGCAAAACCGAATTTGAAGAGTTTGAAAACTGGTTTAACAACTCATTAAGATACGGGTCAATCTCTTTTCAAACAACAAGAATAGGCTTTAAAGACAAGTGGAATACAAAACAGCCCGCAAAGGGAATATATAAATTTATAAGCGTGCCTGAATATGACAGGCTTGACGGTTTAGTAGCAGCCTCTTTTGGATTGGAGGAAACCGCGTCAACCTCAGAAGTTGAGCATACATATTTAACTACAAATAAAGGCGGAATATTGTTAACCAATAATAAAAATGCTATTGCAATAAATTAAGGAGCATATATGCAAACTACGTTAATAGACCAATTGCCTGAAGCTAAAGAGCTGGCGGACGGTGACAGAATTATTATAAACCAGGAAGACACTGGCAGAGCCAGTCTCGGGCGGGTAAAAGAATATATGCAGGGCGACCTGCCTGAAAGAATAGACAACGCGATCAGCGAAGTTAAAGAATACACGGATCAACTGCTGTCAGGAAGAAACGAATGGCTTCCCCCCGTTAATGCCGTATCTGAATTAAAAACAGCCGGACTTGACAATAAAATAAATTATCTCTGTAAAGTAATAGCCGACGCGCATAGCGGGGTTTATCAGGCGGTGGCTGGCTGGACTGCTTCCCCTAAATGGGCATTGTTTGACGATACCGTTGATCTGGTAAACGAACAGGAATTGGCGGCTGGAATAAATAACCATGATGCAAGCGGCGCTTCTCATAATGAGATAAGGCTGGCGATAACAACCGAAGCGCGATTAAGGGCGGAAGCGGTTGACAATGAGGCGCAAGCGCGTCATCAGCAAATAACATCGGCGGTTGATCAGGAAGTCGCGGACAGAAACGCCGCTATCGGCGCACATAATACAAGCCATGAATCGCATGATGACATTAGAGCAATTATTACAAACGAAACCCAAGAAAGACAATCGGAAGATCAAAACTTACAAACACAAATTAACAACGAAAATCAGGAAAGAGCGCAAGGAGATATTGACACCTTAAATAACTCCAAAGAATATGCCGACCAAAAAGCGGAAGAATTAAACGCGGCGGATCAAGATTTACAAGTGCAGATTGACAATGAGATACAGGCGAGGGCGCAGGAAGACGCTAACACATTAAACAACGCCAAGGTTTATACCGATCAGGAAGCCGCCTATTTAAATTATATTCTTGACGGAGTTGGAGCGATAAAATTATCCGGCGCGTTATTGACAAGGGTAATTTTCGGCACTACCCCCGTAGCGAAAAACCTGTTTGACCCGTCAACGGTTTTTGTGGAAGATAAAACTTTTATAAGCGACATAAACGGGACTTTTGGCGTGTGCAAGGAACAAAACAGCGCGACCGTGCTGGTTGAAACGCTGTCAATAGCCCCGATGTCATCCAACGAACCCACCCTGTTGGGGAATGTGTCATCGTTTTCAAGGCTTCCGCTGACGGTTGAAGATGCGGTGCAAAACGGCTGGAACACCCCAAGAATCGACGATTACGCGAGGGTGTTAAACGACGAGACAAACGGCAATAAAACGGTGGAATGGTACATCGCCGACATTGACGGCGGGGAAATTACGTGGGCAAACCCCGTCATTATTAACACTGGCGATTATCAGGCGCAAACTACCGCGCAGGACGCCGGGAAAGTGTTAATCGGCGGCGCGTCGCCGGGAACCCACGGGCAATCTAAATCCATTGACACGGAACCCACCGAGGACAGCGACAACCTGATTAATTCAAACGCCGTGTACGCCTTGATGAGGCAAGTTTTTTTATTGTCCCACCCCGTAGGAAATATATACATGACGGTTTCGGAAGATGAAGACACGGCGGAAAAAATGCACAACAAACACGGTGGGACATGGGCTGCATGGGGGCAAGGCAGGGTTCCGGTAGGCGTAAGTGATAGCGGAACGTTTAACACTGTAGAGAAAACAGGCGGCGCGGAAACGCACACATTAACCGGCGGGGAAATGCCCGCGCACAGGCACGACTTGAAAAATTCCACTGACGGGACAGGCGCGACTATAACGTCCCACGGGCACGCCTTTTCAGGAGATTTCCACGCCCACACGCAAGCGCCGCATGGCCATGGCGTAATTGGCGGGATTTATGGAGTAGAAGGATTTAATACTGTTATTGGAGGGAGTGTCACAAAAAGCCCTGGAACAGGAATGCCACTACAAGCTGTGAGTATTGTAAGCGCGACTCCAGCCATTAACCAGGAAGCGGCCGGAGGCAGTAACGCCGTACAAAACATGTCTGTGGCAAATAACGGATCAGGCAACGCGCACAACAACCTACAGCCTTATATCACCTGTTATATGTGGAAACGGACAGCGTGAACATAATTAACTTCTCAAAACTTTTTGACCGTGACGGGGGCTGCTCCCTCCCCGTGCTCATAGACCTTAAATGCCCCGGACTGCCAGATTGGCGCTTTACTTCCAATGACAGGGATATAACTTTTAACAACAATTTATACAAATCAGCCCCCGTAAGTTATAAATTCCCTACTGCTGCAAACGGAGTTCCCCAGGGGGGTGTTTTGGAGATAGACATTGACATTCACGACGACGAAGGAAATGAACTGTTAAAATGGTTTGATGAATCAGACCATAGGGCGGCTGTTGACTTAGTTGGATTAATCAACGAACAGGGGGATATAACCCCTATAAGCCAGATGACCCAAAGCCACGGCAACGTGTCATGGGACGGCGAGAAGATTACTTGGACTTTGGGCGCGGACGACCGTCTTAATATGCAGGTCAACCCGTGGGTAGCCGACAATGATTTTTTAATGGGGTGATTATGGACGTGTCCGATTTAATTGGCATACCTTACAAAGTACACGGCAGGGACGAAACAGGGCTAGACTGTTTTGGTTTAATCTGGCTTATAGCCAAAAGAAACAACACGCCTGTTAAAGACCCCGTATATAAAGGCTTCGATCCCTCTCTGGTAAAACTTGCCAATTATATCGGAGTAAAACAAATAAATGAATTTCAAGCCGGCTGCGTATTGGAGATAGAAAAAGACGGCAGGTTGCATTTGGGGTACGCGATTGATCAGGAAAGAATGATACATTGCACGCATAATGAAGGCGTGACAGTCGAAGAAATTTCGAAATACAAAGTAAAGGGGCATTATCAATTTATATGAAAGCGTTTATTTTAATATTTATTATTTTATTTGCCCTGTCTTTTGGGGATCATAATGGGTATTGTTAACTTGTACAGAAGGTTAAATTCAGAAAGAGAAATCTTTAATTTTAACGGTAAAATTAGAGACAACCTCGATCTGGACTGGAATTACGCCCTGATAACAAAAAACGGCGAAAAACTTACGCCTGATTATGAATTACAAGAGAATGAAGTTTTAACCGTACAACAAACTCCGGGGCTTGTGGCTGCGGCGATAATTTTAGGCGTTGTATCTTTAGGCGTCGGGATTGGCGTTGGAGTATACGCTTATGAACAGGCGAAAAACGCGCAAAAAGAAATGGAAGAGGCTGTCGCCAAGATAAAAAAAGCAAACAGCCAAAAAGACGTCGCCTCAATCCCTCAATTGGCGGACGGGAGAAACGAGAAGATAGACGGCAAGAACGTGCCGATAATTTTGGGCAAGCATTTATTCGCGCCTTATTTTTTGTCTGACCCTTACATGAAGCCTGAGGGGGAAGACGGCGCGGACTTGTACTGGTACGGCACTTTTCTTGTCGGGCAGAACGGATTGTGTTTTGAAAAGATAAGGAACGGCGTTACCGAGCTTGTAACCTTTACGGAGGACGAACCCCAGCAGGTAAACGACAGGCGGTTTATAAGACCGCCAAATTACGACCCCGCCGACCCGCCGCCGTTTTATGACCCTGAGAATTATATAGACATAGTCCAAAAAGGGAATGAAGAAACCTCTAATAGTTTTACCGAAACGGTATTTGAAGAAAGATGGGCGGACTCCCTCGGCGGTTCTGTAGAGCTGGGCAGGAAGAAAATAGACAACGCCAAAACTGGCAACGTGATTAACGGGGCGTTTAAACCGGATGAAAACGGCATATTTACGGACGATGACGGGGCTGAACCCGTGATAAGGGAGACCGCGAGATTCCCCATGTTAGCCGAAATTGAGATAAGTTTTCCTGACGGGCTTTTCGGCTGGGACAGCAAGAACGGGATTGCGACCCCCGCGAGCGTGGGCGTAAAACTTGAATGGTCAAAAGACGGTAAAAGCGGCTGGCTGGATATTCCAATTTCATTCCCCGACGAAAATAGTTTGACGGAAACGGAAACCATACCCGCAAGCAGAAACGTGGCGGACTGGGTAGACCAGATGATCCCCGCCAGCCCCGGTTATGGGCGGACGCTTTCCCATACCATGACGCTGCCCAACGGCGGGAGTTATGGCGGCTCCCCTTTAATGTTCATATTATTTGAAAAAGAATTAAGGCAGGAAAATACCAGTCAGGGGCTTACGTGGTTTACCCGCAGGAGAATTACATTCGTATATGAGGATTCAAAAAAGACGGTCAAGGCTTCGGGAACCATCGGCGGACAAGTGATAATATACGGAACGTCATCGGCGGGCAACGCGCGTATAGCCCGCGCGAGGGCGGCGCAGATGAGGTTTATTTTCAGCGTAACTTTTCCGCCGAGCGTTTATTCAAAGGCTGGCGATCCCGTATTCATAAGGGCGACAAGACTTACAAGGATGCACACCGGGAGCTACAGGGACAGGGTGTATTTAACCGCGATAAGGACGAGGCAGTATAATCCCAATACTTCAAACACCACCCAATTAATAGCGGCAAAAAACATCAATGAAAGGTACAAAGACAAATTTTGCAGAATGGGAATAAAATTAAAAGTCAACAAGAACACTCAGGAATTCATGGACAGGTTCAACGTGATAGCCTCAATGACTGGCAGGACGTGGAACGGGCAATGGTCAACCGATAAAACTAAAACGTCCAATTCCGCCGCCGTGTTGCTGGAATTAATTACAGGTCTTATACATGACACTTCCAAGCATAAAGATACCGAGCTTGACCAAAAAATAATGGGGAATAAAACAGTATACGGTTACACCTTCGGAAAACTTTATGAGTACTGCGCCAATCGGTCGGTACGGATTGAAGGGCAATCTTTACCTCAAAACTTCACCCTAGAGTGTAACGGGGTGCTTACTTCCGGCACAAGAAAGATTGACGCTATACAGTCAATCTTAGCGACTTGCGACGCCGGACTATATGTAAACGAATTTGGAAAGTTGGAAGTCTACTATGAAGATTATCAGGTAACGCCGATAGCCTTACTAAACAATCAAAGGCTTATATCAATGGTAGACCAGAGATCGCTTGAAAGAAAATCGGACGGGTACACGGTAGAATTCGCGGATCAGGAAGCGGACTGGACGCAAAAAACACATAGGATATTAAGGCCGAGGGTTAAAGTAAATCCCGGGCTTAACACCTACTCACCCATGAAGTTAGACTTCACGACAAGTTACAATCAGGCTATGTGGCACGCGAGAAGATTACTGGCGAAAGAAGAATTTAGACCGGGCGAGATAAAATGCACGGTCGGGAAAGAAGGCAGGTACTACAAGCCCGGCTCTCTTATAAAGGTGCAAAATGAGAGGCACAAAATAGGGCTGGGTTCTGGGGAGATTATACAGTTAATAAAGAACGGAAACCAGATAGTAGGTCTTAAACTAATGGAGCGTTTTGACATTTCTAAGGACAGGGATTACTGGATTGAATACTATGTGGTGGACGAAGACAGGAACTTTATCGTACAAAAACAAATTCAGAGTGTGGGAGAATATACCGACAGGCTGATGTTCACCGTACCAATTGATCTGGACGATGAGGGCGACAGAACCAACGCCCCCGTTTTCGGGAACATCTTGTCTACCCTTTACGCCGAAGGCTTGAATACGGGCAGGGTGTGGGAATCCAAGAGATACATAGTAACCGACCTGAGCGAAAACCAAAACGGCTATGATCTATCCCTAGCCGAGTACGCCGAAGAAATTTACTCCGACAGCGAGATGAAAGAAATAAAAGAGCGGCAGTCAAGCATACTGTCCGCGCCGCCTATGGTATTGGCAGACCAAGAAAGACGATTACAAGCCGAACTAATAAAAGCGTTACAAGAGCAGACAAGCCCCCCGAACATAGACCGTATAGCCTCTCAGGTATTCGACAGGGAATACGAAGATAATATATATAGTTCGGTAGGAAAATTATCACCCAGATACAGGGGCGGTTTTTACGTTATAGGATTAAACGATGGAACTATAAATAATGAAATAATGAACCTTAATGACTGGGTTTCTTATCTTGGAACAACTGGGCAATGGGAAAACGGTTATTGTTACCAATGGACAGCGGACGGATGGAAAAAAGTAATAGTCAACGCTGATAACATGGGCAAATATACAACAGCGATACATGACTTATGTAAGGGTGCGCCAAATGGCTATTTCTCTATTCTTTTCTGCAAAACTATAGTTACCGTAGACGCATTGATTGAAAATCTGTATATGCAACGGGGGATAGTGCAAGGGGGGGGAGTTTTACAAAGTAAAAATTATATTCCCGACGTAAGCGGCTGGCTACTCACCGAAGAAAGAATATATGCGATGAGCGGATATATAGGCGGCGTGGATATTAATGCGCGTACAATACAAGTAGAAGGAAAGGGATATTTGCCAATAGGGTTTATATATTTTCAACTAAGGGGGCAACCAGAACCAGCGTCAATATTTGCTGGTACATGGCAAAATATAAGCTCTGAATTTGCGGGGTTATTTTTCCGAGTGGAAGGCGGCAACGCTGTTGGATTTGGGAATGATCAAGGACAGAGTATACAGCCTCACACACACACCTATATTAATAACCGATTTGGGAATATAGGTTCTAATGGGAATGGTTCTAATATTTCGTCAATTAATTCTCAGCCAACAGCAGATACAGGGTCGGCGGGTGCGGTAGAAACAAGACCAGTAAATACAACCATAAGAGTATGGAAAAGAACGGCTTAGAATTGCAAGCCGATAATTAAAGAAGGCTTAAAATAAAAATTATTAACATAATGGTCTTTAATTTCATAAATTGGCGTTGTTTGTGTTTTTGAAGTACCGTCATCAAAATTTGTAATTGTTTTTTTATATCCCGTCAATTCTTCATATATATTATTAAAAGCATAAGTAACGCCAAGATTAAAACCAGTATAAATATATTTTGTCAATCTGTAATGTATGGCTATAAAACTACCAATTCCAATAAAATAAGTTTTGTCATTAATAAAGTCAAGACCTACCGCAAGCGGCAATCTCCATTTATCGTTATTAATAAAATAATAAATTGGGGCTAAAAATAGATGAAAAGCGGAATAATCTGTTGAAAATAAACCGCCCGCCTCTATGGTAAAACCAAATTTTTCAAACGAGTAGTATAATCTTATATCGGCTTGCGTTGC